CTAGAGATGGAAAATCCATGGTGCAGGAGAAATCCGTTTCGCCATTTGACGGAGGAGGAAGCTATCAACGGAGCGGTGGACATGCCCGGGGTAGGACCAATACCTCTGTCAACGTCGATGTGCTTCCCCTTAAATCTTGACAACCCACCAGGTGTGCACGGTAAGCACGCATACCTGACTAGAGGGGAGGATGGTATCGTGCGGATTACTAGTGATCGCTTGCGGCAGATGGTCGATGCGGATGACGCTCTTCTGCGGGATGGCGTAACCCCCTCCTGGGTGACGCAGGCTGTCCTAAAGGATGAGAGGACCACTCCGAAGAAAATTCGGATGATGCGCACCAGGAACGTAATGGCGTGCCCTTTTGCCATGAATCTCGCCCTTAAGAGAGCGTATGGCGCCGCTAATAATGCGCACACTGAGGAGAGACATGGAAATCCACAGTGTGTCGGGACGAACGTATACTCACCGGAGTATAACGACATCTACAACTACCTGGCAGAGGTGGGTGAAGATGGGGCATTCGATGCGGACTGGCATAAGTTCGAGGCACTGTTCACGGTCACGCTCCTCAAGAGCGTGAAGAGGTTGATCGACCAGGGGTACAGTGCCGACGATGGCTATGCGGGTTACAGGGATGCCGCATATGCGGCGGTCGTGCGCACACGGATTTTGATTGGTGGATACTTGTACCAGCAGTCGGGAGAAAATCCGAGTGGCAACTACCTCACGATATGCATTAACGACAAGGGCTGCAAGATCCTGCTGGGTTATGTCTTCCTCTCAGTATCCAGGAAGATTGATCCCGCTAGATCCGATATGTTTTACTTTGGCAAGTACGTGCGGATGGTTACGTATGGCGACGACCATGTCATATCGCGCGATAAGCACGTACTACCCTGGTTTAATGGCATTACCATCGGCGATTTCTGCAACAATGAGATAGCCGGGGGCGAGGAGATATATACCCCTGCGTCGAAGGAATCAGAGCTTGTTGCAGACAAGCATCTAATTGAATGCCAATTCGTCGGCCTTTCATTCCGCAGGATCGAGGACGGTTCCTACGGACCTGGTATACGAGTCGTTGGTGTGCCTGCCGAGCTTGACTTCTCGACCATCAAGTACGTTACAAAGAATGTGCCCCCCCTTGTAGCAACAGTTGATAACGTGAATGCAATGCTCATGCGATACACTGGGGCGGGGAGGGATTTCTTCGACGGATTGCGAGGGCAATTCAATGCCGCTCTGGCATCCGTTGGTGTCTCCTCGTACTTGATTACGTACTCTGCCTGTATGCGGAAGTTTTATGATGGTACTCTTTCGTCGGCAGTCTATCAGAAGGATATAGATATGGACGACAGAAGGGAACCAGTGTGGGATCCAGGTGATGTCATGGACCTCGGT